CAAGAAAAGAAGGTGATAATATGGACTTCTATTTGACGGCTCCAAACGGGAGCCGTTTGCATTTTCCGATAAACCCGGAAAGAATAACTTGTCAAACAGGAAATAGAATATTGACCTTTGATGTAATTGAATTAGGTGAAATATCTCTGCCTCGTGGCCGTGTGCCTACTCGCTTTTCCTTTGAAGGCTTTTTCCCGGGAGAAGCACGTAGAAACGACCCGATGGTGAAAAGTTGGCGTTCACCCAAAGAACTTGCGGGTATTTTGTCTTTATGGCGCAACGAAGGAACAAAGCTCCGTCTGCTGGTAACGGAAACCCCTATCAACCATGACGTTTATTTTGATGGTGATGGCAGTTTCGAGCATGAATGGCGGGGTGGACATGGGGATTGTTGGTATTCACTTCGGTTTGTAGAGGCCAGAGAACTGATTATTAGGGCCGAAGGGGAAATGGCACCGACTGTTACGGTTGGTGTCCAGCAGACCAGGCCAGCCCCACCGACACCGAAGACATATACCGTTAAACTTGGAGATACCCTTTGGGCGATAGCAAAACAGACCCTGGGAGACGGAGGACGTTGGCGTGAAATATATAACAACAATGTGGATGTGATAGGCAAAGACCCGAACTTAATCCGTCCGGGGCAAGTATTGCGGATAGCATAAGGCGGTGGCATACATGATTGACGTTGCAAAAATTAGCTATTCCTTAATACTGCTTCGGCCTGATGGTCAGCGGCTGGACTTGCAGCCGTTTATACGTGCTCTGTCCTGGGAAGAAAATGACGGAGAACTAGCAGTACGATTGGAGGCAGAGTTGCAAAACCAACAGCTTGCCGGTGGAAAATGGCTTCACCAACTCATACCGCTGGGCGGCCAGATATTTCTTTATGCCGATTGGGGGAGTGGCCAGCAGGAAATATTTCGAGGCACTATCTTCGTTTGGGACTACCAGACAGATCCACTGGGGCACTTCTCAATCACAGCTTATGACCCACTTATCTACTTGATGAAAAGCAAAGACGACCGTTTCTATAAGGCTGGCCAGGCCGCAAAGGCCATTATCCAGGACATTGCCAAGGCGTGGGGAATACCTTTGGGAGACGTGCAGGGGCCAGATGTGGCATTGGCCAAACAGGTTTTTAGAGGAGATACTCTGGCCGACATGATCTACTCTGTGCTTGACCAGGCCAAAAAAAGAGGGACTGGAAAGTGGATTGTACGTAGCAAGCAAGGTAAAATCGATATTATTAAACCGGGACAAAACAGCCCGGTTTATTTATTTACTGCCGATACGAATGTGGATAGCATTAGTGATAGACAGGATATAGAGGATTTGGTTACACGTGTAAAAATCATTGGCGCCGAAGACAGTGAAGGCAAAGCGCCTGTTGTAGCGACATTAGATGGCAGAACTGAATTCGGTACTCTTCAGGAAGTAGTTTATCAGCGCCAGTACGATACTCCAGCAGCGGCTAAAAGTGCAGCTGANGANATNCTGAAGGAGCGGGGACAGCCAAGGCGAACGCGCAAAGTGACCGCTCCCGACCTACCGTTCTTGCGCAGAGGAGACAAGGTGAAAGTTGAGGCNGGTACGCTGATAGGCTACTATATCGTTTCCAGCGTCGTCCATGATGCAAGCAACCGAATCATGGTAATGGAGGTGGAAGACGTTGACTAACAGCGGGGCAAGTAAGCTGGCGCAAGTGATAGCCGAAAGGATAAGCACCCAAACCGCCAGGCCAGATGCGTTGGAGCTGGGTNGCATTCAGGAGGACATGAGTCTAAAGATAGACCGGTTTGCCGTTCCAATACCACAGGGGGAATACTTGGTTTGTCGGACATTGACCTTACCAGATCCAATGACCAAAACCGTTGAAGGACAAGGTGCTCACCCTCACGGACCGAGTGGCGAACACGCTCAATTTACCGGAACCGGTATTCATAGCCATCCGGGAGATGAAGGCGCTCACGTTCACGACATAGTAAGACCTGAGCAACTATCACCGCTCAAGCCTGGGGATAGGGTTCTAGTGGCNTGGGTCAATGGAGGTATTGACCCGGTANTTATTGATGTGGTGGTGAGTAGCTAATGCCGAATTTGTATCCTGTTTTTGAGGTTCCGGAACTTGTAGAACAGCAGCAGACAGAGCCAGCACCGAAATACNGCAAAAGCTNNCTNTTTGATTTTNANAAAGGCGNTTTTGTCCTAGATGGTGCTGGACGTATAGTGATAGCGGACGGTCATACAGCCTGGGCGCAGTGGTGCGTGAAAACGGTTTTAACTGAACGCTTTGCCTATTTGGCGTATAGCGGGAATTATGGCGTGGAAATAGATAAAGCGTTGAAGCAACCTACTCATGCCGCAGTAGAAACAGAGGTAGAAAGAACGATTACTGAGGCTTTGCTGGTTGACCCCAGAACATACGCAGTAAGGGATTTCTCGTTTGAATGGAGNGGTGATGAACTGTATGTAAGTTTTACTGTAATTCCNGTNGTAGGCGAGGCGGCCCGAATTGAGGGGGTGAAATTGAGTGGCGTATGAACTTCCAATTCCTGATTACTTGAATGAAAATGAGGAAACGATACATCGGAGGATGTTAGAGAAAGCCCCTCCGGGTATCAGTACCAAGGAAGGGGATTTCTTTTGGGATGCTACACGACCGACAGCAATTGAAAAAGCAGAAGTAACACAACTAAAACTGCAGAATATACTGCGCTTGGCGTTTCCCCAGACCAGCTATGGGCAGTATTTGGACTTNCTGGGCGAAATGAAAGGCGTATTCAGACATCCGGCCACTCCGGCCACCGGTACAGTAGTATTCATGGGTCAACCCGGGACTGTCATTCCTGCCGGTTTTGTGGCACTGACGGAGGCTACCGGTTCCTTCCCTTCAATTAGGTTCCGAATAAAAGAAACAGTTACGATTAGTTCGGACGGAACAGTAATGGCAACAGCAGAATGCCTTGAATCGGGCAAAATTGGTAACGTGGCAGCAGGGACAATCACCGTGCTGAATGAACCGATCAATGGTGTAACATCAATTACCAACCCAGATTCGTTTACAGGCGGAACTGAGGTAGAAGACGATGAAAGCTACCGGGAGCGGATATTGGCGGCTTATGATGAGCCACTCAGCGGGGCCAAGAAAGATTATGAGCGCTGGGCAAAGGAAGTGCCTGGAGTAGGAGATGTTTATGTTATCCCTCTTTGGGCCGGTCCTGGCACGGTAAAGGTGTTGATCATGGATAGCAACGGACAGCCGGCAAATCAAGAGCTCATTGAGGCTGTCCAAAATCATATCGCTCCAGACGGAAACCTGGGGGGAGGGCTGGCTCCCATCGGTGCTGATGTTACAGTGGACGCGCCGGAGGTATTCGCTGTAGATATTGCTTTTTCTCTGTTCCTCAAGGACGGGTACGATGCGGAAACTGTAGTGGAGAATATCAAGGCCCGGCTCCGGGATTTTATGGCTGNATTTGAGCTGAATACGGGAGACCGGCCGCTAGAACGCATAACCGTCACAAAGGTTGGTCATGAAATACTAAGCGTGGACGGTGTGGCCGACTATGCGAGTTTAACCCTGAATGGAAATGACGAGTACGTCGAGATACCGGTGTCCAAAATCCCTGTGCTGGGCGAAGTGGCGGTGAGTATCACATGATCAAATCCCCAAAAGGTAGGAAATTTCTTGGATATATCTCTCCAATATACGAACAATCAGTAATCATGCAAGCTGTCATGGAAGCCATCGGCACGGAATGGGATGACGTTGACAGGCTTACAGATGAGGTCTTTGCGCAACTGTTCCCACAAACAGCCACCTGGGGAATCGTTTACTGGGAGAGACTTGTCGGTATACCCCGGAATGATAGTCTTTCGATTGAGCAGCGAAGGGCGCGAGTATTGACACGGATGCAGACCCGCTGGCCGATGACAAAAGAGCGGATGGAGCAATTGGTCAGAACATTCTCCAAGGACAAGCAGGCTTTTATCCGGGAATTTTTTGACCAGTACCGATTTGAGGTTTTATTTAGCTTAACACAATCTGTTGATTTAGGAACAGTTTATGAGGTTATTGAAGAGGCGAAGCCAGC